ATGTACTTGATGAAAGCAAACAGGAAGGAATGCAATGCTTCAACTGCTTCGCTATTTAATTGTACTTTTGTGCAATTAAGAGTTATCCTTCTGATCAATAAAAAGATGCGGGCGCACAATATTTGTACAACTCAGTACAACGCCCGCACTATTTTTACTTCATTAACAAATTCCACCCGGCTTCAATATCTGTCATGACTGCGGGAACTCCGTTTTCTACTTGGCTGATGGCCGCGGCAAAGGCACACATTGTAGCTTTGTCGTTAATATCCGGAACGTACGTTGACGGAACTTGCATTTCGCTGCACACACGAGTGATGTATCCGGAAGTGTTGTTCTCGCAGGGAGGTGCCCAACGATTAATAAACTCAGCAATAGTCTGTCGGTTATGTAGTTCCCGATAATTTTGCAGTAACTTGATCAAAGCACGATAGCCGTATGCCATCGAACTAAATTGTTTAAAACTCTGGTCTTGGCTGGGAACGATTTCACCTTGCCATTTATCCCGATCACGTCTAATGTTACCGGGATTGTTGTTTCGTAATCCTCTACTCATTTTTTTTGTTTTTAAATTAATAACATTACCTTTGAAACGTTTTTTAAAGATTTAGTTTATCCGCCCGGCCTGTGAAGGTGGGACGGATTTCTTATTCACTCTTTATCTTGATTAAATGAATCACATTGAAACCGTATTGCCTGTCTACCGCATCATTACCATACAAATCATAACGGGCATCCATTCCTATTTGAAATTCTTGAGTCATGGCTGTCACCATGAATTCAAGCGATATCACTTTATCCTTATTGTCATAAAGCAATTGTCCGTTGAACTCTTTACTGGCAATATAGTTAGTAAGGACAGTATCCGTATTATCGCGGACGAAAGCAATGCCGGTTCCGGTCTGTTCTTTCACCAAATGTCTACCAAACAGATTTACGATATACTTTCCAGGAACAAGATTTCGAATTACAAAAGCGGACCGTCCACTAAACCCATCCTTGATTTTCCAGCCAGTTTGTACGTTCCCCGCCGTTGTTATCGTAGTTATCATATTATCAGGGTAAATAGCAGAATTATCTCCGGTTGCGGGTGAGGATATATAAAAATTACTGTTACCAATATTTTTCCAGACTAAGAACCCATACGTATCATCTACAAACGGGTTAATGTTTGCAACGATCCCTCTGCTTACTTGATTCACGTCGTACAAAGGAGTATTATTATAATTCTTTTGCTCACCACGCGGTAACTTGGTGAATCCTGTTTCAACGATGTATGGAAAGAATTGAGGACTGTTAGTCGGGCTTGCCCAGGACTCACCCCTTACAAATGAATCCATATACGCCGCAGTGGCCTTTACTTCCCATTCTGCTACAACAAGTTTTATTGTGACGGTTTGCGATACAATCTCGTTCAAATTATTGCGGGCTTCTACAACTATGCTATTATCACCGGAAATAAGGGTAATTGACAACTTATCAGAGATCGTTTCCCAGTTTGTATAACTTCCATCGTTTTGTTTATAGCGGATTTCCGATACATTGGCATAACCAATCCCCAGTTCAATGTCAGAAACGAAATAGGTTGAATTTACATTAACTGATAGGTGGGGATCATTAACTCCCGACTGACGATTCATAGTAACCGATATTGCATGGGATTCAGACACGCCGTACACATTCCTCAATCGAACATATAAATTCTGTTGCACTCCGAATAACGGTTTAATATTTATATCAAACCGATTCTTCAGACATTCAGGATCGAGTGAATCATACCATTTGTGCTGTCCTGTTGGTATAGCGTAGGATTGGATATTTTTGAAATCCGGTTCTTCTGATACATCAAGAAAATTAGCTTCTCCAAATTCCTTATTTGAGTTCACAGTTGTTACTATGGCATTAGCACTCGTCACAGATGAAGGACAGGAAACGGATGACAATACCGGAGTTTCATTAAAGGCCGGCAGTTGCGCCGCGTAAGGAGTTTGCAACTCCCCAAGCTGTTTAACGAAATACCAGGCTTTGTCCAGGTTATCCGGTGTCCGGTTGTTTAAATACTGTTGCACATGGCGGGAAGCGCGTTCGGGAATATCGGTTGAATAGCCAAAGTTGATCAACCCCGTTTTCATGTTCTTATGAAACATGGTCACACCATTCCCCCTGGTGACTACCGCAGTTTCTGGAAGGTTCCTGATGATGGCGGAATAAGTTTTATAACTGAGATAATCAGGTATGCGGATACTGATATTAAACCGGCAACCTTCCGCTGTTAATGTTTTGGTTATTTGGGCGACACGCTGATAGTACATGTACTCAATACTTTCATCAGCCGGGCAGAACCAAATCATATCCATACCATTGGCACCAACCACATCAAATACCTCTTCGAAGAAATCCAAATCCTGCTTTAACATGGCACTCGCCTCCGTATTGGTACTGCCGCTGGCTTCAAGATCATAGCCCAAACCATGCGTCAACTCTGTTGCAAGGGTAGGTATCCCCACGAGGGCCTTTTGATATTGCGTTTTCCATAACTGTACTGTATACGGATGGTTGTTGGCATAGACATACCTGGTGTTCAATGTGTTGCGTATCTCCGAAAGGGGGACGTCCGACAAGTCGGAATCCCAACTAAACGCAACCCGGTGCGTCGGTAATCCATAGTACTGCACGGCCTCAGGGAAACGCTCACCGTAATTGGTACCGGCCACGCCTGCAGCCAAATCATCCGGGGAAGTAAAAGCATATCCACCCCCGGACATAAGCAGGGTCTTAGGGTCTTTGATACACGGTTGAGTATAATAAGGGTCCCCATCCGGATTGGCGTAAGTTACAGAAGTATACCCAAACTCACGGAACAGGGTCTCCCTGTCACGCTGTAGAGGATAACTGTAATCATTGGCGTATTTAGGCTTAACAGGGTCCGAATCGAGAAAGACCATGTTATGTAACAGGAAATGCGCCCCGTAGTCACGCATCCTTAAGATGTCTTCCCGCTGCACGGCGGTGACTTTGCCCGAGTCAAAGGACAATCCTTCGTTATCCTGGACCGTACCGGCCGTGTCAAATACGAACGGCATCATCACCCCACATCCGTTTGTATAGCCAAGACGGCGGGGAGAACGCCTGCGCTCAGCCGGAAGTAAGGCGTTCATTTCTTTATCCGAACGTTCATAACGTTTAATCTGTCTTGGGAGAATTTCACGGTTACAATACCGGAAAGCCATGCGCCACAACGAAGTTAAGTTGTCATCATTACGAAGATTGTAAACAAACTTCTTGTCATACTTATAATAAGGGATTTCCATGGTCATCGCTTGTGCCTGTTCACGGGTACACCGGACATCGATATCAAAGCTGTAATGGACCAATTCGGGCTCTTTGTATAATACAGGAACGACAATCTCTTCTTGATAAGAATCATCCGCATTTTTAAAACTCCAGTTGAGGTACTTAGTACCGAACTCAGCATAAAGTTCGATGTTGACCATTCCGTCTGCGGGCATCGGAGTCCAATCTACAGACTGCAGGACTGATTCCGTACCATTCTCTTTGATGGATTCACTGTAACGGTAATGCGATGCACTGCCCTTTGAGGTAAGCCGCCACTTGGTAAAGATGGAACTTACCGAGTTATCCGTGTCATCAAGCCCTTGGCAGACAACCGTGACAGCGAAAGGAACTATCTTCATATCGATACCGGCCCTTACACCGTTTTTATTCACAGCCGTGATCCTGACCTCACCACGGCTGGAAACAGGCGTGACGATCCCATCCCGGTCTACCGTTGCCACACCGGTGTCGGAGCTTGAATAGGTCAGGTACAAACTGGCATTGCTGGGGATAGTGACAGGTATCAGCTGCGTAGTATGGCCGGCTACCAATTTATTATTCTCACCAGGAAAAGACAGCGCCACGAGGGTAACTTCTACAAGGACGGCACATTCAGCGAAAGCGCCGCTGCCGGCTTTTACCTTGATGACGCATTCGCCCTTCCCCACAGAGGTTACAAGCCCTTTGCTGACAGTGGCCACTAACCGATTGCTGGTAGTCCAGGACAGGGCTTTGTTCGTCGCGTCCGAAGGTTCATAACCCGCTGTGAGTTGCTTGTTGTCACCCAGTTCCAAAGTGATTGACTCGAAATCCAGAAACACTTGTTCGATCGGTATGCCAGATTCCCCACCGACAGCGAAAGGAAGGGTGCCCAGATAGGCCTGCGTAATTTTACCGCCTTCAACTATCACGTACATTGTTACCGGGTCAAAAGCCTCTAACGCGTTATATTCCTCAATGGATGAGAAAATCACGCAGCCCATCTTACCTTGTCGCATATCCTTTACCGCACGAACCAGAGCGTTAAATTCATCTGCGGAAAGCATTCCCGAAGAATCCCTGCCTTCATTCTCTACTTTTGTACCTATATCTGATATGTCCATGTCATTTTGATTGAAAAATAAAAGGGAACACATACGGGAATCCCTTCGTTCCCTGCTCTATCCTGCCACCGGGAGCGGAAAGGGCGTGCATGATTATATTGGTTTCCAAGACCCCCACACCGGACATGTCACTCTCAAAGCGTGAGATTACCGCACGTGTGGTATTTCCATGGTCATCAGTTTTACGAACTGACAAAACGAACTTGATATAGCCCATTACTCGTCTTTTTCCAGCAGGTTGATTAACTCACGCTTAATAGCGGCGATAAATCCGGATGATTTAACGACTTCCCGAATCGCCGCACGGTATTTATCAGGGATTTCGACAGCACCGGTAGAGAAATAAATCTCTTCCGCCAGCTTCTCGAAACCAATATCCAGAAGAACAGAACCGTTATACATCATCATATTGCCGAGATCCTGCGCAATATCAAAAACGCGTTTATCTCCCTCAAAGGAGAAAACGACTTCCAATTGTCTAAAATCGATTTCCATACCTTATCATATTTTAAATTACAATGATATTTTATTATAACTCCATGATTTTCCACCCCATATGCATATTGCAAGATGGTTATTTTCTTTCAATAAATCCGATGTGGCTCCCCCATTCAACGTGCTTCCATTAGCGTGTACGATCGGTCCTTTACCTGTGTTCGGCCATCTTTTAATCAAGTACACTTTGCCGACCGGCGGATCTTTTGGCAGATACACATTTTGATCACTTCCGGTGAAGCTGCATGATACAAAACAGTCTTCCAAGGTCAGATATCCTCCTGATGTCATTGAACGAAGTTTAACCGCAAATCCGGAGATACACCCGATTAAAGCAAGCGCGATGTTATTTTCTTTTTCGGCGGCTCCGGTAGCGGAAAAACGAGCGGCAATACATTTATCCGCTGAGCTGTTATTATTGATCCACAACGGGACATTCAACCCTAAAGCGGCAGGTGCGGTATTAATACCTAAACCGGCAGTAATGTCATCCCCGGAGAATAGGATGTTTCTATCAGAGATGGTCATTTTACCGGAACTTAGCGAGCTTCCTGAAATTCTAAAACCGGCGATTAAGCAACCATCCGTGACAGTCATGTTCCGGACCGTCATTGCGCCATCCGTACTTACTACAAAATTATCGTTGATAATAGTCTTTCCGGTGAAATTGATCTGATCGGCCTGGATAGTGGCGTTTGAAATCAAATTACCGGCCTGGTCGGAAGTGATGAACGTGCTGATGTCCGCACGTTTGACAAGCCCGTCCTCGGTGGCTTGAGAAGCGAACAAACCTGCGAAATCGGACGTCGTCACCAGTCCGGAAGTGCTGATATTGGTCACTTTGCCGTTGGCGTCGAAAGTCACCTTCTTGGATAGCAATGTATTGAAATCGGACGTAGTTACCAACCCGGAGGTATTGATATTGGTTACCTTGCCGTTTGCATCGAAAGTGATCTTGCCGGCCAATGCGGATATCGATTCTTTTGTCTGCTGTATCGCCGTGGCATGCTTGGACACGGTATCTCCCAAAGCGTCCGCATCCTTTTGGGCCTTCGAGGCCGCATCACCCGAAGCAACAGCTTTCCAGTAAGCGTCATACGCATCGTTGATACCTTGATTGGCCAACTTCTTTGCCGCTTCAATACCTTCTGCCGAATCGGTAACGGCAGCAAGTATACGGTCGCCCAAGTTTTCAAGATAGGCAGTCGTAGCAGCAGAGGAAGGTTTCCAATGTGAGATTGAAAACGCCGCGCCTTCCGTTTTTGCGGCTATGCAGACAAGGGAGTCATTTTTATAAGTGACGCCGCCACCCGAGTAAGTGGCGTTCACCCATAAATCACCAATGTCATAAGCCTGTGCGTTGGTCGGCTGAGCTACAAACACCCGGCGTTTTCCGTCCGCGGTGTCCTGGGCTTTGGCAGCATTTTCCAACGCCTTCACCGTATATTGGTCGGTAATTTCTATCCATGCCCCATCCTCGAAGCGATAGGCCAGTCCACTCGTACGATTATAAAAGAGATCCTGATCGTGCAGTTCTTTTAACTCCGGTGTGGTCCAGTCCGATGCCGGGATGTTATTCAAAGCAGGGACATGCTCAAAGAACCAGATAGTGTACTCCTTATCCGTTTGTTCTTTGATTAAGGCCATATCCACTTGAAGAGCTTTGAACATATCATCAAAGTTTTCTCCTGTAGTGGAGGATATGAATTGTCCTATAAGCTTGTTAAGCGTGGGAGACAAGACAGTTACCTCCTTGTTGTGCAGTGTATACCCGTCGATACCCTTGTACTGCTTGAAGCTGGGCGCATCATCGCCATAAGAAGACAGTATAATAGCATTCTGACGGCTACGGTCATTGCGGTTGCCCAACTGGCAGATATCATCATCGGTAGTCGGCACATCGCTATTGGCGTCACAATCCGTTTTAGACAAATCAATGTAATCATCACCGATGGCAGTAACCAAGCGCCAGTAATAGCGATTACCTATATTTTCATGCATACCGGATTCGATGTTGAACTCACGGATGGTTGCCTGGTCACCGGGGACGAACTCGTTGTGAATAGTACGGTCACCGTCCGTCTTTTTGAAATAACAGCGATAGACGTCAGCTAACTCCTCCACTTTGATACATTTCATGCTTGCCGGAGTCAGGATATAGTTGCCGCCAACATGACGTAGGGTGGCGATTATCAATTCCGTGAAATAGGCTTTCATCCGGACGAAGAGTTCGTCTACCTCTATGTAGGACTTACCCGTAATAGGATCAATCTTGACACAGGCACCGGAACCTAAGGGGCCTTCGGAGAAGTTGCCGAACAAGGCACCGGCAAACATGGTCAACAGGTAATTGGTACTTTCATCTTGATCTTTGCGGAGGAAAATCTTTGCTAATTCTTCTAACTTGATTTTCTTTAATCCTTCATTTAACCAATCAAGTACTTCCGCTACATGCCGATTGGATACACTATTTTTGAGTACCGCTTTATCAATGTAATCAATGAGTTCATCTATAAGTTGTTGCTGATCGGCCATATCAATTAAATTGAGGTGTGAACTGTTCGGTATGTATACGGGGATTTCCTATTTCGTCCTCTGAAAGTGATCCGGTGTAACGAACATCGGAGTCAACGAAATGAAGAGTCATTTTAATACTTTCCGGTACAGTGGAGCGTATGGCATGGGTGAGGTTGTCGGCTACGGCATTCACCCTGATGTTTCGTCCGGAAAGTCCGAGTATCTTTATGTCATCGGAAGCAAGCATATCCATTAAATGCACAAGCTCTTCGGTATTGCGATATCCGGATTCGACCTGAAGCTTGTCACGGGCAGACTGTCGCTCGCGGGCCTCGATATAATCATCAATGCTTTCATCGTAAATCTGATAAGTGGAGTCGGACTCAATTTCAGACTCGATGTTACCGATACCGGTGACTTCAATGCGTTCATAGGCTCCATAGGAGTTGAGAAATTCAAGTAAATAACGCTCACGGGATACTGTTCCGGGAGTGATGACAATAGTACAACTTTTGGTTGATCCGGAATAGATATCGAAAACAGAAGCTAACTTTTGATTAGTTTGAAACAGTTTTTGCCGGAGCCGATATAGGTTAAGGGCTACCGGCTGTCCGGCTGTTCCGGACAAAGAGGTTTCAATGCCGGCTGCAACTATTTTTAATGCACCATCCGGATAAAGGAAAGGAATAGGTAGGAGTTCGGTTTCTCGGATGGTGATGATCCGCCCGTTGGTACGGGTGGTTTTGAAGAAATTGACCGATGAATTGAGCAGCTTCCAAGTGAATATATTGCTATTTTCATCTAACAGACGGCGTAATAGCCGCTTGCTGATGCCTCCGATAACTGCTTTCAGAGAAAGAGTTTTAGTTTCTCCCTGGGTGTTTTGGACACTAATGGCAATATCTGTAGCTGAAGTAGAATCGGCCAGTAATATATCAGTGGATTCGTTAAGCAGATGTTTGGGACTGAGAATACCTGAAAGGATATCCTGAAGAAAAACAGAGAACTCACCTTCACCACTTCCGGAAAAGATGGTGCGGTCGGCCTGACGAATAGTGTAGCTGACTACTGAACTGGAGTTTATAGTCAGCTTGATGGGATTTCCGGCTAAAGCGATTGTAGACGGATATATGTTTGCTGTTAAACTCATAGTGCATTGTAATTAGTTTGTATAATGGTACCGGACACAGAAGAGGTCGAAGAGCAATACAATGCCAGGAACTCTTCCCGTTCCGGAGTGGGGGTGGTGATGAAACGGAAAAATTCATCGGTTGTAGCCCCGGAGGAACTTGTAAATTTCCGGTAAGCGGCAAGCAATGCAGTTACATTGCTTGTCTCAATTGCTGCTGTGATGGTCTTATCGTCATTCATGTTGCAAATATGATGTTTTGATCATGTGCGGCAAAGGACAACTAAAGCAGTTCTGCTTTAACGGAAAGCCCGTAAGTAATGGCATAGTGTACGCCTCCGTATTCTTTATCTTTCCAGATGATATCACCTTGAGATGTCTGACCATTGGGAACCCGGACCTTGTAGTAAAGGTCGAAACTGTAATTGATTTCTTTGATGAAGAACTCTTTGCCGGCTTCATAATCTTCTTGAGTCGGTACAGTAAACGGTATCTCAATATCCGAAACCTGATCACTTACCTCGTTTTTACGTAGCACTCCGAGCCATTGCGCCGGTGGGGTAATAGCCTTCTTCCACTCCTCAACTTGTGCCCGTATCTTGAGTTCTACTATGTTTTCACGATTATTGTGAAACGCCCATTTGTAGAGTTGCTCAATCGTTTGTATTCCTTGCTCTGCATCCAAGTCTAAATCGGTTTCCCCGACAGGGATCAGGAGACGAAGGGTACGAAGACGGACAGTAGCCGGACGTGAAAGAAGTTTGGGTAATGTATAGCGCATTGTATCAAGCAGTAATCGTTGGCCATCTATATTGATCGTTTGACTGAAATCAATATTGAGTAATTGAATTGGATTCAAGTGTACGGGAACTTCAACCGTATGATTGGAATGTCGGAGAATAGCGTCAAATCCCTTCCAAAAACGGGAGAACAGGCCATTATCACCAGTAAAGGTCATGGAGATATCAAATGTGTGGCCGTTGATGGCAATAGTCTCACCGCCGGGTGCGTAACATCTTGGCGATCCGTAGGGGTAGGGAGTGGATGCACGGGGCATGGAAAAGCAAAAGCATAGAGGAGTTTGGGTGTTTTGCTCCTCTGATAGTTCTACGCTGGCGCTGGAAATATTGGTATATTTGTGTACTTTTCCCAGGAGATAGGCAGGACAAACCGGTTGGTCATCGGGATAAGAACCTTTCATCGGCAGGCATTCATCAATAGATAATATTTCCATATAACTGATGTTCGCTCCTTTATCCCAGGGGAAGAAGTCAGAGCTGCGGGCTTCACGAACTCCGGTCAGATTGTTACGGACATAGTAAAAACCATCCCATAAAGAATAGGTGAGATATCCTTTTGCTGTGTTACTTGACAAGACATGGCCAAAGGGTTTGAGAAATTTGTCGAGTGAGTCGCTGGTAGGAGCAGCTACTAAATTGGTATAAGGACCAGAGATATTGGTCGATGCGGAAAGCTTGAGTTGCTGTGCAGCAGCATAGTTGATAACAGGACGGGCCGACTTGAGCAGGGACCAGTTCAGTGAGGCCGGAGCTGAGATGATATCTTTGATAAATTTGAGATTAACGGTTTTATTTTTTCCATCAACAAAATACACCATACCAAAGCGACAGTAGAGGGCTTGTAGGAACTCGTTAATCGTGCAATCGGGTAGAAGGTCAGAGTAATCAATGAAGCCTTTGACTATGCTGTCGGCCATGTTGTTCAGAACTACCAGACGGGAGAGTTGACGGTGGGTTGAGAATGGATTTTCAAGGACCGTATAACCGTACCGGACGAATATAAAATTGAGTATCCAAGATACTTTTAAAAATGGGCTGATGGCATAACCTTCAGGAACGGAAGTAAGGACGGGTTCATTATTGATAAGGAATGTTTCTTGCCTGGCAGCTCCCTGAAGGGAGTAGGTACCGGTCTCTGATTTAGCTATTTTATTGATGTATTCGGGGTAGTAAGTGGTGGTTTCCGTACCGTTCACGGTTGTTGTATGTGATGGCATGGACACACAAATGGGAAAAATGGAAAGAGCATCGTCTACGATTGTTTCATTCATAATAGAATTGAGCAAGCTGATGACTCCGGCTGTTCCCCCTTCGGGACGAATAACCGGAGCAGAGAGGGAACGGAGTGAAACAGCATTCCATTCCGAGTAGAGTTCAGACTCGTCAAAACCTATATTGGATACGATTCCTCCGGATTTGGAAGCTTGTGTGATGTTCATCTTACCTATTCGGTTGTAGACACCATCGGAGACGGTGACACGGGCATCCGGGGCAGGGGAGTAGGTACTATCCGGACGATGGACATGGGTGATCAGTGAAAGGTTGTTTCGGGAGGCAGGAAGCGTGGCAGGTACGGATTGTGAACCACGTTCGTTGTAAATAGGGGAGGTGTCTTCGATCTCGATGCTGAAATCGTTTTGAAGATCGAATATTCCTAATTGATTTTTTATCTTGAGTGACATGTGTTATTGTTTTTTGCGGGTGAATGGTTCCTTTGATTTATCTGCTAATTCTTGTGCTTCGTTGAGCTCGCGAAGCACGACGTATGCTTTGAGGTATTTAAGCTTCTCAATCAGTGCATGTAACTCTTTGATCAGTTGAGCCAAGTTTGCTTCCTTATCAGCCGGTGAAGAAGTTGTCTGAGAGGTACGGGAAGTACTGTTACGGATCGGATCGTAATTGCCTTCAGCACGCTGGGGAACTCGGCCACTGCGGGCATCCTGAATGGCCTGTACGACAATGGGGTAATTAATGTGGTGCTGAAGACGGGAAAGATCTTCGGCATTGATGATTAATTCTGCTCCGGATTCGGATATCAATGAGGTACGGCGGACGATTCCAGTCGGTGAATCACCTATGTAGGGAACATCCCGATAGGTCCGGCCATCATCTTCACCAATGACATTGTATCTGCCGGATGCCCATTGCTTGACTTGCACCTGAGCAGTTTTGGTACTGTCGGTATTGTTATCGGTCGCAGAAGTGGAAGAACTCCCTCCCTTAATCAGTCCTTTGAGCGTTGATTTTGCAGCGGCCAATGCTCCCATGATCAGTCCGGAGAGAACTGCGGCACGGGCTGCACCGGTTGCTCCAAAGGTTGCAACAGAGTCGGGCATGGCATAGGCTTCGGCAGCAGAACGGGCTACAGCTCCGACGGCTACACCCGTGGCCTTGGCTATTTCAATATCAATCATCTGGCTCAGTACATCGAATAGGATATCGAGCATGGTATCAGCAAAGTTCTGCAGGGCATTTTCTTGACCTGATATCATTTGTCCGAGGGTATCGCCGATCTGTTCACCGTATTGCCGGTACTGTTGTGCCTGTTCGGTGAGCCTTTGTTTCTCCTTCCTGGCCAGTTCGTCTTTTTTCTTTTGAGCTGCATCTTCAAGTTTCTTCCGCTCTTTCTCTTCATCTTGAAGACATTTTACTTTAAAGTCGAGTAGTTGTTGTTCAATAGTGCGCCGTTGATCAGCGTCGAGATTAGCAATTTTGAGAACACGTTCCAGGTGCATGATGGTGAGATGCTCCATGGCTTCATTGTACTCTTTCTCTGTTTTCAGATTTTCATCCTTACCGGAAACATAGAGAAGTTTTAGATCCTTTTGTTGGTTTTCATAAAGTGTCTTTTCTTCAGCGAGCTGTCGGTTCATCTGCTCTTTTTGCTGTTTAATTTTGATATCGTTGATTCGATTTTGAGCATCAATGCCTTCTTTACTTTTTGCACCGGCTATATTAATGATACGTTGCTGATGTTCTAATTCGAGGGTTTCCATCCGCTTATTGAACTGCTGTTCGGTTTGCAAGGTTTCGTCCTGGCGTTTGAGATAGGCTTCTTTGAGTTCCGACTGGTGTTGGGAGTAGAGCTTGGCTTCTTCTTCAAGCTTCTTTTTAAGAAGGGCTTTGGCTTTCTCTTCATCAATTATGGGAGTTGTTATTTTGTTATTTGTAGTTTCTTCATTCGCTTTGTTGACCTCCTCTATGGCTAAAGCTGATTCGCCTATCTCTTTGGTTATTTCATCTATTTTCTCAGAAATTGAGGATAAATTTTTTCGCGTTTCATTAAGAGTTTCTAAAGCTTTTCCTTCTTTTTCTGTGCCGAAAAGTCTGGAAATTTTAGCTGTAAGGCTATTCCGATTATATCCTTGTAAGGTATTGGTTTGGCGAATCTTCCAATATTGATCACTTTGGGTTTCTTCATCTTTTTCCAGTGTACGTTTCTGGGCATAAAGATTTTCAAGTTCTTGCTGTGCTGCTTTTAACTTGATTTGCTTTTCAAGTTGTACCAGGTAATCTTTGATTGCGTCTGTATTGTTTTTCGTTAATGTTCCTTCATCGGTTAGTTGGGCATTGTAGTCTGGAATGATTTCTTTTAGATCATTTAAAGCCTTTCGACGAACATCAAGCGCAATTCCATTATCATTGATGACAGCAGTCAAAGCACGTATCTTCGATTCTTGTTGAATAAATGATTTATTGGTCTCTTCATTTACTTTTTTTATTCCTGATACAGAATCTTTTAATTCATCGTTTTTCTTTTTTAAGTTTATGAGGTAGGCTATAGCTGTGGCCGCGACTACGGCTATTATACCATAGGGGTTTGTCATTAGCTCTTTCTTAATGGCTTTTAAAGACTTTGCAATATTATTATTCCAAAATGTAACGACTTTACTGATTATTACATCAGAGTTCTTAGCAGCTGTGTAAGCTATAAGGGCAATGGTCAATAACGTAATGGCCCTTTTGTTTTCATTGATGAAATTTAATAGTTTAATGAGTTTTCCAGTCCAACTGACAGCACCATTTGCTGCTGATATGAGGGCGGGATTGAGTTTTTCTAATAATTCAATACCAAGTTCCTGCATGCGGTTTTTAGCTTGCGATAGTTTAGCTGCCGCTGTTTCTGATTTTGTGGTAGCCTGTTCCATGGCTACGGACGTACCAGTGACTGCTTGAGTGTAGTATTTTACCTTATCGGCTTCATTGATAAGTACGGAGGCCACATTGTATCCTTCTTCTCCAAATTGCTTCTTAATCTGGGCTGCTGAGAGTTGCTTTTTCTGAAGGTTATCTAAAGCCTTCTCTAAACCGACGATTTTGGGATTTGTATCATCTGCTCCGGTTTGTAGGGTAAGGAAGAATTTCTTTAAACCGGTACCGGCTATTTCGTCTTTAATACCTTTTTCGGCCAGTGTTTCAATAGTACCTACAAGCTGTTCGATAGGAATTTCGGCAGAGGCAGCAGCTACCCCGGATTTGGTAACGGCTGTGGTGACGGACTCTACGGCTGCTGCTCCATATTTAGAGCCGGCGGCCATGACGTTTGCATAGCGTGAAGCTTGGTCGGCACCATCACCATATTGGTTAAGAGAAAGGGTGACGGAATCGACTGCATCCTTCAGGGTCATACCTGATGCAGAAGCTAATATAAGGGTCTGTTTTGTCACCTCGGCCAAAGCTTCTTTGTTGTCAAGAAGTTCGGGCTTGGCAGAGCCTACCAATTTGTAGGCATCAAGAATTTCTGTTGCGGACTGTCGAATGCGAATGCCGGATTCGGTCGTTGTCGTTGACAACTGGACAGCTTGCTGTTCCAACCAGTTTATATCGTCTTTGGAAAGTCCGGTAAGAGCTTCAACATCGGCTTTTGCTTCTTCACGTTTGTTTCGCTGTTCTCGGAGTTGGTTGAGCTTCATAGAAACTCCGGTGATAGCTGCTATGACAGTACCGATCAGACCAATATATTTGTTAATGAATCCGGAGGCACGTGACCAGACATTACCTTGTGCACCTACCTCGACACGCATGGCGGCTTGTGCTCTGGAAAGGGCTTCGGTGACACGCCGATTCTGCTCAAGAGCAGCAGTATATTGTTTCGTTCCGGGCACTGCATTACGAAGCTCTTTCCGGACGCGGGACTGGACAGCAAGGAGTTCGTTGTAAGTTGCTCCGGAGAGGCTTTTGAGAACCCGTTCTGTTTCGGCTAACTGTTTCTCGTAATTCTGAAGAGTTCGGTTTTTTGCATCCAGTTCTTTTTTGAGATCCTGGGAGCGTTTTGCATAATCTACTTCTTTTCCGGTAAGTGACCTGAGTTTATCTTCAAGTCGAGAAATACTTTCTTTTACCAGGTCTATCTTATTAGTGGCTTCTGAGCCATCAATATAAAGTTTGATACTGCGGTTTAGGTCGTTTGCCATATTAGAGACTGTTTCGTTTATCTATGTATATTCGGGTAGCATCAATCAGCATGGTGTCGAAATAACCGGTGACGATATCGGCTAATTCATTGATCCGGTTACGAATTACAGGGTCAAACCATTCGTAGGCCCGGCGGTTGCCTTCATTCTGTCGTCCGAGTGATTTGAGATTTGTATGACGGACAATACCGGTATCGATCTCGACCCCATTAATTTTTTTGAGGTAATTCCATTTAGAACCGATGAAGCCACCCTGACCTTCGCCGGCGCCCTTGTGGATGTAGATTCCATGTCGAGGGAAGGAGAAACCAAGACGGTTGATAATACCGTATTTGTCGGTGTAGGCCCGTGGCTCAAGTTCGCGGGCTATTCGCATACTGCGGCCGGCTATTCCGGCTCGTAATTGTCGGAACACACTATCTTGCCACTTTTCGACGGCCTTGTTATATGCAGTCAGTCTATCAGCATCCTGAGCCATTGAAAAGCGTTCGGTTTCTGAGACGGTTTCAAGGCGGATCAGTCCGGATGCCGGGGCATTAGTCAACTGTGCTGCTTTTCGGCGGGAGGCGTTATAGCGTTTGACTTCGGCACGAGAGGTACTTAATCTTTTATAATATCCCATCGTTAATCCTCCCAGTATGTTTGGTCAATGAAATAGGTTTCAGGTTGAGCCAAAGAGAATGTCAGTACTACACCATAGAAATTATCACCAATCGGTCCAATACCATTAAATTGAATGGTATCGTCAATGAATTCTGAAATGTCGGGGTCTTGCAGGATACAGTTCCGAATTTGTTTTGCGACAGCTTTGCATTCTTTTGCTGCCTGGTTGATTGTTTCCGGACGATCAGAAACAGTGTTCTGTGCCACAATGAAAGAGAACATGTCATTGTTATTAAGCGCATCGGATTCGTTTCGTTTTGATTCAGACTCACAGCCATCAACTGCAATCAGGATCATGCCGGATACGGATGATAGTTTATCATTAAAATTATATAAGTCCTCAAGTCCGAAAGCGGTGAAGAATCTGGGCTTTTCGGGTGTATGGGCAATAGGCTTTAAGCGGATGGCAAGTGTTTTGCCATATTCAAAGTGGTTGTATATCTCCATAAAAGTCAGGGGTTAGGTTATGGAGACAAAAATAGCCCGCGGAAAGCGGGCTATAAAGGACAGGTCAGGAGAACCAGAGCGTTAAGAGGATGATACCGGCGATAATGGATATACTTTTACCAGTTGCATTCCTACTTCTTCTTACAATAGCGGTCTCGACAGTGACAAAACCTATAATAATACAAAAGTCTATCATAGTTCTTCTCTTATTCGGGTAATAAAATCCGAATTAACTCACGAAGCTGCATTGCTGCACGTTCTTTTTCTATCGGTGATGTGCCTTCGGATAATAGGATATCGACGAGGGTTAATGCTTTCTCCTTATTCATGGCATTCTCCTTTCTTTTCTTTCTCAATTTGGTTAATAAGATTACGTATAGCGATTAATCTGTCATAGGAGATTTCGCAGAGCTGCTCACCATCGGCAAAAACGTTATAATAGATATTGGGTGTGGCCTTTCCTTCATGAAGTACGGTACACTTTTCGACCCAGGCTTCTTCTTTTATTCGTCCCATTTCATACCTCCTTTCTTAGCTTTGATAACACAATAAATGGCTGCAAGAATGCAGGGAGGAAAGATGAACGTAGCACAAAGGCAAGCAATGGCACTGACATAGTAAGCGTCAGAGGAGGTTTTAACTTTGCAATCGGATGGGATAAAATCATCAATTGCGGAGTTGGACTGATGGGGGATTGTGATGGGTTCCGGTGTGCGAAATTGAGGCACGAAAAGGGTGCCGGTGGATTTTTTTTTCATACTTACTTTGGTTTTGACGTTTAGTAGAATTCAGTTCTACAATCTGAAGTACAAGAACGGCTGCACTTTCCCGAGTTCGTCAAAACCAAAGTAGTATCCAACTCCGAAGAGAAAATTCTACTGGGGAAAGGCAGCCGTATATTTTATAAAATGGACATAAAAAAAGCCCATCTTTTAAGACTGAGCATTAACCGCGCTCTGCGGAGTAGGAACCTCCTACTTTGGTTTTGACTTTGCAAATATGGAGATAATATTTGGAAGTTGCAAATAATAATAGCATAAGATTAAAGTGAGCGCAAAAAGTCGTTTTCAGAAAGAATTTCTAATGTAGCTCCTTTTTCGATCATTTTGATAGCTTTTTCTTGTTTACTACTCATCCCGTCTTCACCCACGATTTTGAAGTCTTGTTGTCCGACAATAAGGTAATCTGTTTCTTTGTTTACTCCAGTTTGGTTGATTCCTCCTATGTCAGCTATGATTTGTTGAGCTTCTAATCGTCTCATCGAAGATAAGGTTCCTGTGAAAACAACATGCTTTTGGTAAAAGATGGAATCTGGATTTTCTTTACTTTTATCGCCTTTTATCGCTTGCAGTAATTTTGCTTTTTGCTTCCGTTTACAGGTAGATGGTATATATCCTTGAGAATTAAAAGTCCCAAAATAAACTTGAAATTTATTCTCGATGTCATTAAAGTCATTATCGCATGCAATGTCCTTGCTAAGATCAACCTCTTTTTCTTTAGCCGCTAACAATAGGAGTTCCGCACATGCTCTTGAATCTTCACCTGCGTCATGTTTCCCAGGAATAATATTGAAAGCGTTGCACAGTGATGAAAGACTATATGAAGGCTGTACCCAAGTCCTTCGGGCAATAGCTAAAGTGCATAGGAAGATTCCGTCTAAAGGAGCTATATTGTATCTTTCTAACATACATAAAAGTACATTTATGTCAAATGTTGCATTATGTGCTACAATTATATTACCCATCTCTTCATTTCCAAAATATGGAAGGATTTCAGGCCATAGCTCTTTAAATGTAGGTTGTCCTTGTACCATAGTTTCATCTATGCCATGTATAGAGGTGTTGAAAGTACTAAAAGATTGCTCTGGATTAATAAGCCAAGACTTTACATCTTTAATAGCTCCATTTTGTACAGTAGTTATACCCAGTTGACATGCGCTGTCGCGATATTCATTTGCGGTTTCAAAGTCAATAGATATAAAATCATATATTTCCATAGATTAAAAAGGGCGAATCCCTTATCACTACGTGCCCAAAAGGTATATCTGACCTTCAATCCGATTCTACGGATTACGCAATGAAAAGGGATTCATGTTATGATATTGATTGGGCAGGGGCTAAAGTACAAAATAATATGAAATATGAAAGAGAAATCTATGGATTATATACCATGTTTATGGTGTTTTTAATGTGAATCTTAAAAAAATAATGAAATATGTTCTTTTTTTATGGGAAAGCAATAGTTTTGTGAAACAGTGATTTTTTATTTTAGATTTTCAATGGTCTGATATAACCGTTTGAGGAATAAACTTTTAACCGAGTATCTGAGAAACAGTGGTAACGAGTTAGCAACCGTGCGAGTTTCAGCGTTTTGTAGTGCTATACTGTCAAATAACTCTTTCAAAAACAAAAGTAGTGAAATTCTCGAAGAAACAAAAGAATGAATGATAAAAAGTTCCAAAAGGTGGATAAAAATATAGACTACCCACAAAGAGTAGTCCATATTTTTAGTTGTCAGGTTATCTAATTAAGCTTGACAGTATCAGAGAAATAGCTCATCCATGAAGAATAATCCGCATTCTCTGGGTAGTATAACGTCGTACACTGGGTTTTAAATTCATCCGGGAATGTGTTGGCTTGAATAGTCGGGGCTGTTATCGCCTTGCATACGATTCTCCAAAGATTCTTGCAACCGGAAAAGACGCTGCTGCCCAGCTCCTTGGTCGTAGCCGGCAATTCCAAATCTGGGATGGCGGTAGATTTGAAAGCTTGATTACCAATCTTTTCGACCTGCAAGGGCAGTGACACAGCAGAAAGATTTCCACATGACTCAAAAGCATGTGCCGGAATCTCTGTCAGCTTAGTACGGGCTATCGATACATGTTCCAAACCGGAATTGGAGAAAACAGTCTCTCCCATTGTTTGCAATGCTTTCGGCCATGCCAAATAACTATCGTTTTCATCATCCTTGTTCGTTATCAATTCTCGAAGTGAGGTACAAAATGTAAAACATTCCGTTCCGAATTCTGTAATCCCATCATGTAATGTAACTCGACTTAAACTCTCGCAATTGTAGAATAATGCATCGCTTAACACAGTCAGGCTTCGAGGTGCGGTAAAGCTTTTCAAGGCGTAACAATTGAAAAAGGCTTCCTTACCAATATTGCTGATATCATCGTGCAGGAAGATGCGTTCCAAATTCTTGCATTCTGTGAAGCAGTAAGCAGGAATCTCTGTCATCGTAGTCGGAATACGGATTTCTACGATACTGCTGCCATAGAATGTGCTTTCAGATAAGGTTGCCCCATCGGGTATCACAAAGGATGTCAAACCTGCCCCTTCCAGAATCCAGCGTCCGAGTGTAGTAACCGTAGAGGGAATATTCAATTTGTACAATGCCTTACACATGGCAAAGGCCGAATTGCCGATAGTCGTCAGTCCGTCCGGAAGGATTACCTCTTTCAATGTCTTATTGTCACTGAGTCCCATGCTACTGTAAAAGGCCAAAGCTCTTGTGGGCAATTCCGTCAATGTGGTAGCCGAAAGGTCGAGAACTTCCAAAGTCGATGACATATTATTTCGGATATACTCAAAATCGGTTTCAGCCATATCCCCTTTCCATGCCAAACGTTTGACGGTATTGTCCGTAATATCCGATTGGCTTTCCACAATCGCCCCGTCGAAATATCTGACCAATCGGGAAGCAGTAACTTCCGTTCCGTTTGCAGCCACGAGAGCCACACGCAGCAAATAAGTGTCAGCAAGGCGAGTATTCTCTGTTCCTTTTATCGCAACTTTTGCGCTCCCCTCTACCAGTGCACCGTCTGCTCCGAATGTAGGTTTCGTTACAGTAATATTCCACTGATTCCCGGTGCTTCGTGTCTGCACATCTGCACCGTTCGTTGTGGTAACGGTCGCCACGATAGAACGATAGTCGCTTTCTTTGAGAGTGACCGGAAGAACTAATTTCAATTCATTGTCAGAAGGAGAAGCATAGAACACCTCATCGCTCTCGAAAGCGATGGAGAAAGCAGCATATTTCGGCAGTTTGATTTTGGTTACACCGTCGGCAAGTGTCAATTCTACATAAGCCTCGTTTGAGTTGTCGATGCTGCTGAACATAGAATCACCTTTTTCACCTTGTGCCCCGGTGGCTCCGGTATTGCCTTTATTTCCGGTGGCTTTGACTCCGGTTGAAGTCCAAGTTGTGCCGTTATCGGTCGAGATTTCCCATTCGTTTGTATCTGTGTTGATGCGGACTTGCGGAGCGATAGCGTCCGCACCTTTATCGCCTTGCGCCTTTACGCCCGTATCTGTTGTTCCAATCCACCAGTTACCGTTGTCGCCGATGTGTGGTGTCTGCCCGTCAGTCCCAGTATTGCCTTGCGCTTTTACTCCGGTATCCGTTGTGCCTATCCACCAATTACCGTTATCACCGATATAAGGTGTCAGACCGTCGCCTCCGGCAGTTCCGATATCACCTTTGTCCCCCTTGTCGCCTTTCTCTCCGGTTACGGGTATTTTGTTTCCGCTATTGAGCAACCATTCGCCGTTCACAGTCCAGTAGTATTTTCCGTCAGTGTCCTGCTTCACGCTGATAACGGGCGTTGTTCCGTCCTCGCCCTTTTCTCCTTGCTCGCCACGTTCGCCGTGCTTGATGGTTATATTACCGCTTTTGAGGAATGAAATGACGTAGCCCGTTCCGTCCTCAAGAGGTGTAACCGCCGTAACATAATCCTTGTTTTCAAGGGCTGCGACAAGGCTTTGCAATGACCGTATGTCCGTGTTGACAGATTTCTGCCATTCTTCAAGGACGCTTATTCGGTCTTCAAGGCTCTCAATGTCACCCCTAAGCTCCGAATCGTCGTAGTCATCGCCGCAAGAGGACAACCCGAACATGCAGGCGCACACCATGGAACACACAATCCACACCTTACGGATTGTTTCCGTTCCGATAAATTTCTTTTTCATACTGATGAAATGTGTCTTTCCAGTTCCCCAAAGACCTTTAAAAAACACGAAGCGTGGAACTGCAATGCCACGTCTTAGTTGATGGTCGTAGGAAACCGTTGTGTACAGATGTAGTAATAGCAGCCCACGCTATAGCGTGAGAACCACTATGCTATCCTTGTACACATTTGAAAATTTCCTACGTTTTCAACTACAAGATAAGCATAACGCTTCTTTCTTTTCTAATATGTCTTGGAGAGGAGTTGCCCCCAATCCAAATGCAAAAGTAATAAAAAGCTGCGATAATCGCTTATCTTGTAATGTATTTCTTTACCTGCCAAAATGAAATAGAGGCCTTTTATAGTTTCATCCCTCTGCTTTTCCGTTGCGGTATAACGGGTTGGTGTATGCTCTGCCGTAGTTTCTCGAACTGTTCTTTGAACCACTCCCCGATGGGGCGCAAGTCAATAGTAAGGATAAACTTACCATTGTCAGAGAATACTTTGGCTTTAACATCTTTTGCCATGAATTTCCGCTTGTGTTTTTCCGAATATAACTCGCCGTTGTACTCAATGGGTTTACCTGTCAGCAATGTCGCAGTCTGCTCTTTATTGAAGCCTATAGCAAGGCACAACCTTTCTATGTTAATCATATCCTTAATTTGCGGAAACCATTTCAAAGTCTTGTTCAATAATACCGTAAGTTGTGAAATCTCACGTTTGAGATTTGTTTCTGTCTGTGCCAATTCGTTGATATGCTTCTGTTGCATATCCAACAGTTGGCGGCTGTGGTCTGCCTGCATGGTCTGTATCCGGGTTTGCAGGGTTTCAATGGTTTTCTCGTGGTCGGCTACCTCACGGTGCAAGGCTGTGTTCTCCCTCTCCAGCGTCTTGACCTTGTTGCTCCCGAAAAGAGAGCTGACACTCTCGGCGATGTTGGCGGCTGCGGTTGTCGCAGCCCCTTTCAGCCGCTCGGTCTGTATCTCCTTTTTCGCCAGTACAAGTTCCTCCCGTGCCGTGTCTTTCTGTTCCTGCAAACCCATCACCTCCGCTTTCAGTTCCTCCGTCTGACGCTTTATGTCACGGTAGTACTGCTGCGTGGAAACGTGTCTCGCTTCCGAACCGTCAATTCCTCTTTGCAGCCCATATTTTGCCATCGCTGCGGCATAGCTGTCTTGATAGGATTTCAATTTCAGACGGCTCATGATGTCATCAGCGCACAGCCTTACGCTGTCGGCTGGTTTCTTACGGTAGCGTTTCTTCGCCTGCTCCTCCCTTTTCCTGCGCTTGCGCTCCCCCTTGACAATGGGGACGAGCGTGACATGCATGTGCGTCGTTTTCTCGTCCCTGTGCAGGTGAGCCGCCACGATGTTCTCCTTTCCGAACGTGTCGGCGAAGTATTTCAGATTGTCGGCGCACCACTCGTCCAAACGCCCCTCTTCCTCTATCCGCTTCATGTCCTCGTGCGTTCCCGATACGTTGATGCGGATTGCCCGTACTTGGTTGCTTCCGATTTTGCGTGTCAGCCCCGCTTCTTCTAATCTCTGCTGTATAGCCGCCGAACGGTCTTTTATCCCGTCGGGGTATTCGATAAGCCTGCGGTTTAGGTGCGTGCGTGTGGGGTCGGCGTTCTTCGGTATGATGAAACGCTCGATATGTGCGGTCGTTCCGCTGTCGCTGCCGTGCGCCTTTTCCATGTGTAAAACTACGAAACCCATATATTTTTCCTTTCTTCCTTGACTTGTGAAACAATGATTTTTCGTATCTTCGGGGCGGCAAATGCCGTCCCCGATGGGGTGTGCAGAGGGGCTTACCCCTTGCCTTATTGGGGAATTTTCAGCGATACGTAGTATTGCGGCTCGGAAAAT